GCCAGTCCTTAAGACTTAGGTCTGATCTAACACCTATCTCTTCTACCACTCCGCCATATTGCTTTACTATTTCTGTCCTTATCGCCAACTCGGCTTCGCTTATATTACCCCCATCAGATTTACCCACCATTCTTCTTCGTTTTCTTACACTGCGTACCCACCGCTTAGACTTATTCAACTTTTTAGCAAGTATATCATCATCACTAGTTGAATTCTTTATGACAAAGTCTTCTTTATGTACGTCTCTGGAATGAACACCTGCGGGCATACTGAGAAGAAACGGTAGAGGCGCGTTTCTTGTATCCTCTATACGTCTCTCTCCTGTAAGAAGATTAAGGTTGTTTATTTGATCTCCGATATTATATACACTACCGCCGCCAGTTACCTTTCCCCAGAAGTTTTTACTATCGACTTCAAAGTCACTATAGACATCGTAATCATCTTCATAAGAATCTTCTTCTACGACGCTATACTTCTTAGCTATTTCTAGACCCGCACTTAGATATGGATTAGAAACAGACGGTTGGTGGGTAGGTATATTTTTTAAACCTGACCGTAGTTTATCTAACTCGTCAAAGTCTTTACCGTAGAATCCTCCGTCTAACAGTTGTTTTATTAATGGATTATTCATTTCCCTTCTTCCTTCTTCAGTGCTTGTATAGAACTTTCGATTAGTCGGTTATATTTATCTAAATTCAGGACCACCTGACCATGCATAGCATCTACCTCTCGCTTTGCAATCCAATAGTATTCTGGTGGATCATCTGGTGGAGTATATCCCTTAGGTTCGTTACCAGTAATCCTAGAATCCTTCTCGGGTGGTTCAGATTCATCAGATAGGCTTGCTTCGTATCTCTCTGGATCAAAGACAGGACCCTTGATTGGTGTAGGTAATACTACCTGTTCTGTATCCGTAGGTATAAAGGAATCATAACTATAGTCTACAGATAGACCATCTGTATGTATTATACCTGCTGCCAAATCTTTTTGATATTTTGTTTCTTCTTCAGACGCATCAGGTATAAGTCTACTTAATTCTTCAAGCAGTCTAAAAAACTCCCCTGAATCTCCATCTTTATGTGCATCAAATATATCCTCTACAGATTCTGAGTACTCTGCAATATCAGGATTAGCTAACACATCTTGAGCTAAGCTAGCTATTGTTGGCATCCGACTCTGCTTTTGTAGTTCTTTAATAGCCTCAGCTTGTTCATCAAACTTGTTCTGTATACCGTCTTGTATTTGATTGATAGTAATAAGATCCTCTTTCTCCTTTTGATCCTTCTTATATTTTTCCTTCATTGTAGACTGTATAGCACCATAAACAGCATTCCACGCCCTAGATTCTAAGGCAGCCTCGGAATTCTCTAGTCCTACTACGCTTCCATAAGAAGCAGCTCTGCGCCCTGATCGATTAGCCCTACCAAGTCGAGGATCTGATGGAGTAAACTTTGGTACAGCTATTTCTTTCTTTATATCAATAGGCACTATAGGTTTATTAGAATTCTTCCCGTTCATAGGTCTCCTCTCATATTAAAACAACGAACAATTTGTCCGACTAGTTTACCGACATCTTTTAGCGTACTTTTGAATTCACTAGATTGTTTATTAGTATTGTTTAATAAGGATGTTACACTTTCCTCTACTACAGCCTTTATAGGCATTTCACTCTGAATAATTTTATTTACAATTACAGGAGCAGCCTCTTCCTTTCCTACAAGACCCAACTTTAGGGCATCATAAGCTGAGTCATTAGCCTTAGCCCGAGACTCGATTAATTTTTCTCGTGATCTTGCTAAAAGAGGAGAAAGTGCCTCACGAATAATCTTATGACTCATAGTTCCTACCATAAATTGTTCTTCGGGACCTACTGCCCCAATATCACTAAAGTCGTCTATAGACTCAGCAATATTAGATGCTGCTAACCACTCCCCACTCTCAGTTTTTACGCCTAGTCTCCCATCAGAACTTATTTCCATAAGACCACCTAGATTATTACGTTCAATATTCTGAAAGTCAGAAATATGTTGCCCTTCTGATACTAGTCCATCAAGATACGTCTCATTATTTGAGATAATATTGGTAAGTCTATTTCTTAAATCTTGTTGATAGCCAAGAATTCCCTTATGTAGTGTATCCTCGGTAATAAAACGATTTAATTTATTCAGTTCGGGAGAGAAATGATCGATGATTTTATCGCTCCACTTATATGCCCCATCTCTAAGAAACATTAGCTTGCTGAGTGGGTCTTTCTTAGTTATAAGTTCCTCATTGATATCCGCAACTAGAGTTTCTATAGTTTTTTCTTGCGATAGAGGAGAGATAGCATACCGCATATCCCAATAGCTTTCACGATTCTCCGGTGTAATATCAAACGGTACGTTAACAAGAAAGTCTTGATGTAAGTCTGTACCGTGATAGTTTGCTATGTACTTCTGAGCTCTAGAGAGCTGAGCATCGCTATACTCTTGATTAACTATAGCCCCAATCTCGGGTTTCTTTAAAAAATCTAATGCCATTTATATATTCTCCTAATAACTGTACTGCGGACCAGCAAGTAAATCGTCTGGCGGACCTGTGGGAGTCTCAGATCCAGTACTGGTACTGCCTGCATAGTGTGCTCCAGCTACATTAGCGGCTCCTGAGGCTAATCCAGATATTAAGGCAGTTTTATATGCAGAACTAGGGCTAGCTCCAAAATATTGTCCTCTATAGTGCTCTGATATAGGAGTAAATCCAAAATCTCTAGTAGATAGTGCTCTTCTATAAGCCTCATCCCGCTCTCTACCCCTTAAAGCTGCGTTTATATTCATACCCTCACGAGCTGAATAATAATTATCCATAGAAGAACGTAAGATTGCACGAGAAGTAGCTGAGTTTGTGCCTAATCTACCCATCAATCCTGACTCTATATTACCATAAGCCTGTCGCATCTGTTTTGACATTTCAGATGAAGCATTATCCTGCCTAACTCGATCCCAGAACTTAGTCTTTTCTCGTACCTCTAATGCCTCAGCAGCAATCGCCTTATTCTTTCGCCATCTTTCTGCTTGTTGAAGAGATTGCATCCAAGATTGGTCTGCCCATTCTGAAACTCTCTTCCATTCGTCGTGTCTGAATTTTCCTATGTTAGCAGCAGCCTGATTTGAGGCTGCGTTAGCCGAATTGAAAGCACCTAATACAGCTGCTCCACCCATTATCCATAATGCTGGCATATACTACCTCCTACCATAATTTATTTTTATTTATACCCCAAGGACTTCTCTTTGGCATAGATACATCGCGTCTTAAGATAGCTCCGGATATTCTATTGCCTAGAACTCCAAGAACTCTATCCTCAGATAGCCATTGTTTAATTGTTTTCTCGTGTTGTTCAACTTTATTTTTTTCTATTACTTGATCTACATTCATATGTAACATATCGTGCCAATGATTCACCGAAGCGGCTAGAGTATCTACACGGTCGTCCTTAGGTAAGGCTCCTCTGGCATCATGCAATCTTGTGAGTTGTCTTTGAGTTTCTTCAGATACAATAACCTTTCTATCAAATACCAAGCGGTGTTGTGTCATTACTGGCTCTAAAGACTCTATCATACGGGCTTCTTTCTGACCCTTTACCCTATATTCCTCTATCCCTAAGTTACCGCCACAGATTTCACTGGCAATGGGAGCCAATAGCTGACAGAACATAGCATCACCAAAGTTACTTTCGATATATACTAGCTTGATATTATAATCTCTAGCTATTTTACAAATCTTCATCAGAGTAGCCCTATCATAGCCGCCATCAAGTCCTAATAATTCATGAATAAATACATAGCCATTAGCAAAAGAGCTAACACAGACTCCTGTTTCATCTCTACCACGACCAGATGGATCTATATACATCACAGTCTGAGTATACTTCGTGTAGTTATCAGATACCCACATAGGTTCATAAACCATATCTCCAGCCATACCAAAGGATGGCACTCTTTTCATAGGAGAAGAGTTAGCCCATACTATTTTCTCGGGACAGACATCCTTATTAAGATCTATAACAATAAGATCCGCTAATCGAAGGGGGTATTTCTCAGCATCGGCGAGAGAGGTGTCTAGCTTGTAGTGGAGAGCGAATAGCCTCGGACCAATCTTAGCCTTCCTCTCTAACAGAACGTCCTCAGGGAAGCGTTCCGGCTGCGTAGGAGCCCCACAGTCTAGCCCTGTTTCCCAGACCCATTCATTAATGTCTTCACACTCTGATGGATTATTCCTGTCAGGCACAACTGCCGGGAATTTAGTGACGGGATAGCCATCTTTAAGCTGATTATAGATAGAGTCCCTTATCTGGGGAGTACCTAGAAAGATTACCCTACCACCTACGTTCCGTATCTGCTCAAATTCAGCCACCTTATTAAGTAACTTTCCTCTAGCATTAGCCGTCTCACAGTTTCCTTCGATCTCTATGTCGTCACCGATAACAAAGTCGGCATGTGATCCTGTAATCTGGCTAGTAATACCTCTAGCAAAGCATGATTTATCTTGACCAATCTTAGTCCTACATCCCACATTAAAAGCAAAGGCATTATCTGTCGTTTCATCTCCAGGTATTAGGTGCTGACAGTACGGAACCAAATCTAAGATCCGCCTTGTCATAGATATAAACTCTGTAGCTTTGTTTCCTGTCGCCGAGACAACCATAATAGTAGCATTAGGATTCTTTAATAGAAACCATGAAGCTAAACAAGCCGTAATAACAGATTTACCGAAGCCCCGTCCAGCCTGTAATTGCATATCCTTATTCTTTCCCTGAAGAGCATCAGCCATAGCATACTGTGCCGCTGTTGGCTCCCCTATACCTAGATGTTTGAAGCATGCCCACATATGATTGCGAAAATCTTCTAACATTTCTGGGGGTGTATTCATTAAGTTACCTCATATACAGTACAGTTAGTTTGAGTACCCCCTGTTTTAAAAAACCGAATGGGTATAAAAATTGGATCATGACTTACTAAAGCCTTAATTACAACTTCTGTACTAGTGGATCCATCGGGCTTACAGAAGAAAACATCTGCTTCGGTAGGACCGCCAGCATCATTCACAATTAAAACCCCTTTATTTTTTGTTGCAGTCGTTGAAACTGCTATTGCTACTGCACTATTATACATATGGTTCTCCTTTAATATTTCTTTTTAATCTTCTTACCAGTCTTCTTAGCGTAAGCCTTGGCTTTCTTCTTTCCCTTAGATGTATAAGCAAATGTCTTTTTTCCTACTTTTGGCATTATGAAGCCTCCCTTTTAAATGGTATACTATCCTTAAATTTATCTTCTAGATATGTTAGAGTCTCTTCTGGAATTGCATCCAGCTGTTCACGATTATCTGTAATGATTCCTCGAATGACTTGATATAACCCAGGTGTACACTTATCC